AATGTAGTAGGTCGTAAGATTATGAAAGCTAAAGGTTTGTGGTTTAAGGAACAGGACCCGTTAGTTATAAAACTTTTGCTTGAACGACTTAAAGTGCATAAGGAGGAAGATTAAATGTCCATAACATACAAGGAATATCTTACAAAAAGAAAGCCATATCAGGAACTTGGGCATATTTTATTACTTGAAATGAAACATGCCTGTTTATTTTATAAGCCCGGAAAAGGTAAGACGTATCCTACAATAGATGCTATAAGGGACATAAATCAAAATATGTTTGGAGATGCAAAAGTTCTTATTTTGTCAACGGCAAATGCAGTTAAAAACATGTGGTATGACGAAATAGTTCCTCAAAACATTCTTCCTAAAAATACATTGATAATGTCATTTACAAAAGCTATACAAGATAGCATGGCAACTGAGTTACAGTCAATAAGATGGGATATAATTGTAGTAGACGAGTCTCACCATATTAAGTCACATAACTCTAAAATATCAAAACTTGTATATAAACTTACAAAGAATGCACCTTATGCTTTTGGACTTACAGGAACTCCGAGAGGTAATAACGACGTAGATATTTATTGTCAATTCCATAACTTAAATATATCGGATTGGGGAGATATTTCGTATACAACTTTTGTAAATGTATGTTGTGAAGTTGACCAACGAATGTTTAATGGAACTATGATTAAAGTTCCTACAAAGATAAAGGAACAATATCGTGCAGGTTTTGAACGTAATATAGCTATGTATACTCAACGTATAGAGTACGACGATGACGACAATATGCCTGAACTTAATATCAACGTCGTAAAAATTCCATTTGTTCCTACAAAAGAATATAAACTTGTAAAAGAAGGTGTACTTCAACTTATTGATTATGAAACGACTTTAACTAAATTAACAGTTATAGCTAAACTTCAACAATTAGCTAACGGTTTTGTTATAACCGACGAATGTAATCACAAGAAACGTCAAACACATACTATAAATCATAATAACAAACAGGATTGGATAATGACAAATGTTGTAGCCGGAGAGAAACGAGTCATAGTTTACAAACATTTGGAAGAGTATAATCAAATTGTGGATATATTAACATTGAAAAATATATCTTGGACGGACGATTTTATAACCTATAAACGAGGAAAACATGACGTTCTTTTGTTACAATGTTGTCAATCGGAGTCATTCAATTTACAAATGTGTACTAAAATGACTTTTTATACTATGGACTATTCGTATATTAACTTTGACCAGATGTTACATAGAATATATCGTTTAGGACAAGAGAGTAAATTACAAATAGACATACTTGTAGCGACTGGAACGATTGAAGAAAAGATTTGGAAAGCTGTACGCAATAAGAAAACATTATCTGATTTGTTTTATAGTATAAGAAATGAGGTATAAGCATGGACGAAAATCTCGAAAGACTTAATCGTATTTATCCAAATGGAAGATACGTATTGATACCTAAGTATGAGCCTTCACAATGGGTTGACAAAGAATATGACAGCGCGTTTGATACAAAAGCTGCATTAAACAAATGGACAAGTAAACCATTGTCATACAAAGAAGCTTGTGAGTATGAGGAACAAGGTTTCAGAATAGGTTGGGTAGTTCCGAAAGGAATGGTCATTGTAGATATTGACAATAAGGATAATCCTCAGTCACAAGCAAGAATTGAAAACTTGCTTAAAAAGTTTGAAGTAAAGTATTCCTACAATTATACAAGTAAAGGTATACATATATTGTTTCGTGACCCATCTGAAAGTATTAAGTCCGACTCACGTGCAAAATGTGGTATAAATATTGTAGTAGATACAAGAGCTAATTCGACAGGTTATATTATACTACCTTGTAATGACCCACATAGAGAATGGGGTCAATGGAACGATTTTGTAGAGGAAATTCCTTACTTCTTAAAACCTTTGTTCAAAGACGAAACAAAAAGTTTTATAGGCATGACGGAAGGTGATGGTAGAAATACTGAGCTTTTCAAATGGAGAAGCAAGCTTGAAAATAAAGCTAAATTATTAAGCAACAAAGAAATTGAAAAGTGTATACGTATTATAAATGAAAATCTTTTCGATACTCCAATGCCGAACAACGAATTGTTTAAGACAGTTTTAAGAGAGCATGAGAAGAATAAGAAAGCAGAACAAGAAAACATATACAATACATATGCAAATCAGTTGCTTGACAAATATGACATAATATATGCTTATGAACAATTTTATAAGTTCAACGGTATATTTTATGAAACACTTGATAAGTTGTCTCTTGAACAATTAATACATACTGAATTAAACAAGAATATAACAAGCCAAGGTAGAAAGGAAATAATGGACTTTATAAAAATTAAAGCTGCAGTAGACAATTCCGAAGTTAACAAACATTGGTACAAAATAGCTTGTAAGAACGGTATACTAAATCTTGTAACTAGCGAATTAGAAACAGCAAATAAAACAGAATACAATACAATATATATTCCTTTTGCATACAATAACGACCCTGTCGGTTCTCCAAGAATAGACCAATTTATGAAAGACTTAACTAAAGGCGATTTGATGAAGATACGTTTCTTATATCAAATCGCCGGTTATTGTTTACTTAAAAAGAATATATTTGAAAAGTTTTTTATTTTTCAAGGAGAAGGAGGAACAGGCAAATCCACATACATGAATTTGTTACAAAAACTCGTAGGTGGAAATGTTAATACATCACACGTATCGCTTGCATATTTTGACAAGGATTATTATTTAGCCACTCTTGTAGGTAAATTGTTAAACGTTGATGATGACGTTGTAGACGGTCAAGTATTACAAGGGACAGGTAGGTTTAAGTCTATTGTATCAGGTGAAGCTATATCAGTTAGACAAATTTACAGAGAAGTCATAAGTTTTGTTCCTTATGCAACTCTTGTATTTTCTTGTAATAGACTTCCAAGAATTATGGATAAAACAAGCGGTATGTACAGAAGGCTTATTCTTGTAGAACTTAATAACAAGGTTGAGAAACCGGACCCGTTATTTATAAATAGGCTTACTGACATAGATATGGAATATTTTTTATTTAAGTCGGTAGAAGCTATAAAAACTGCAATAGAGGAAGGTCACTTTACAATAAACACAAGTGAAAATGAACTGTTACTTAAATTTCAACGTAGACAAAGTGCTTTCAGTGAATGGATATACGAGAACGACATACGTCTTTCTGATATACATAATAAAGCAGTAACTCCTTTGTATGCACAATTTAAGGACTGGTGTGCTAATGCAGGTTACAATAAGGTACCTTCTTTGTATTCTTACAAGGAAGATATTTGTGCAACATACAATGTTGAAGTTGACATGTTTGAAGAGAATGGAAGATTAAAACGTCAAATGTTTGTGAGACGTGGCAAGTTAGATTTGGATTATAAACCGTTTTAGAGGTGACATATGAAATTAAGATTTTTTGACTTTGAGGTATTTCCTAATTGGTGGTGCTGTACTTTTGGTGATTTACCAGATGATAGAAAAATTACGGAAGATTTGAAAAACAATTTTAGAGTAGTAACTTCCGATGATTACAATGCAAGAGATAGTTTACTTCGCGAGATGAAGGAACCTGGCATAGTAGTTGTAGGTTATAATATTAAAAGTTATGACCTTGTAATTGCAAATGCAATATATCAAGGATTTACACCAGAACAAGTAAAGATAGTAAATGACTTAATAATAAATCCAGGTTGTGCATGGGATACAAAGGAACATATAAGATTGCAATCATTTGCTAAAAAGAAACTGTATGGAGTAGTATATCAAGATTTGTTTGACGACAACGACGGTTCATTAAAGGAAAAAGAAGCAATCTTAGGACTTAATATTCTTGAAAGTTCAGTTCCGTTTGACAAAGAAGATTTAACAGAATTTGATAAGGAAGATGTAATTGTATACAATAAACATGACGTATTTGCAAGTATGTATTACTTTGTAGTAGTCATGGAAGGTTATGTTAAAAATAAACTTGTAATAGGTAAAAAGTTTAACATACCTGAAAGCGAATGTTATATGTGTACAAATGCAAAACTAGTTGCAAAAGCATTAGGTGCAAAAAGAACTGAATTTGCAGATGAGGAAAAGGTAGATATAGATTTACCGGAAAAGATAGTTCCTTATTGTAACGAGAATTTGCCTTCAAAAGCACTTGAACAAATTCGTACAAGTACAAAAGGTTTATCGATAAAGTTGTTTAACAATGATGTTGACTTTGGCAATGGTGGTATACATAGCGTATATGCAAATAACTTATACGTTGAAGCTGACGATGAGTATATACTTATGAACAAAGACGCAGCATCATATTATCCATCAATGCTTATACAATTTGCATGTTTAAGTAGAGCGGTTACAGACCCGTCCGTTTTCAAAAATATTTACGACGAACGTATTTATCTTAAACATAAACCTGATAAAACACAAGAGGAAGAAGATTTTCAACTTGCAAACAAGTTAGTATTAAATACAACTTTCGGTGCATCAGGTAATAAATATCTTGACCTTTATGACCCGTATCAATGCACAAGATGTTGTAGAGTTGGTCAAATATTCTTAGCATCTCTTGCATGTAAAATGGTAAAAGGTATACCTAACTTACAAGTAATTCAAACCAATACGGATGGTATACTTGTTTACTTTCCTCGTAAGTACAAATATCTTGTAGATGAGATGGGACAAGAATGGTCAAACGTTTCTGGTATAAACATGGAAGATGACGTAGTTGAAAAAATATGGCAACGAGATGTTAATAATTATCTTCTTGTAAAAGAAGGTGGAAAGATTAAACGTAAAGGTTTATGGCTAATGGAAACATGGACTAAACCGGGTTACTTCTTAATATCTCCACTTACGGCATATGTATCACAAAAGGCAGCTATAAAATATCTTGTAGATGGAGTCGACCCTGTTGAAACTATTATACTCGACGATGACTTACTTGACTTTTGTATGACTTGCAAGAAAGGTCCTACTTACAGAGGGGTAGTACAAAAATTTTCAGACGGTCATGAAGAAACATTGTTCAAATGTAATCGGATAATAGCAACAACGGATACAAAGAAAGGAATGTTATACAAGATAAAAATGTACAAAGGTAATATTCAGTATACGAAAATGCCAAATATTCCTGAACATTGTCAAACAATGAACGATGATTTAAGCACGTATAATTTTAGAGAAGTACAAAGATATTTAGATTACAAATTTTACATCATGAGGACTATGGATTTGTTAAACATTCCTTGGAGACAATTGGCAGGAGATAC